ATAGTTAGATTCTGGGACTAATCCGGTCAGGTAGGACACCCCTACAGTCGTACACATGTACAACATGACCCCAGGGTTTTAAACATGTGTGTTACATATATATATAATCCCTACAAATAATTCTGTGTGCATTTGTGGGCTGTTTGTGTGTTTGTTTGTTGATGGCCCAGGGTTTGTTTTTGTGTCTGTTGTGTCCGTTTTTGTCCGTTTTGGTTTGTGATGTTGGTCACAATGGCGTCGGTTTTGGTGAAAAAAACCCCACTAGATATGTGAGGGGTATTTACGAACGGAACGTTAGTGGAGTGAGTGAATACCCCGAACGTCGGGGTTTTACATGTTTTTAAATGCGCGGCTCTGGGCCGCGCTTATATACATGTTTTTTATTTATTTGTGGGGATTAGTTTCTTTTCGGCTCGTGACCTCGCCGTGTGGGGGTTTGGGGCCGTGTTTGTTTTGTTGTGGGTCTATCACTTTACTGTCGGAGGTTCTTCGTGGGTCGGTCGAAGTCTGTTCCGCAGAGTGAGTTGAAGCTGGAGTTTTTGGCGGCGATTGGTGAAGGGGACACGGTTCCTCGGGCGTTGGATCGGATTAATCGGACGCGGGCGACGTATGACCGGTGGCGTCGTGCTGATCCGGTGTTTGCGAATCGGGTGGATTCGTTGCGTCGGGCCAGGGAGGGGAACTCCTACGGTCGGGTGGAGATTCCGTTTGCGGAGTTTTCTGCCCAGTATTTGGGGACGAAAGTTTTTCCTCATATGCAGAATGTGGTGGATTTGTTGGAGGGGAATTCGCCGTCGTGGACTCCGGCTGGGATTGTGTTTGAGCCGGGGGAACCGGATTTGATTATTACGAATATGCCTCCTGAGCATGGCAAGAGCGTGTCGTTGACGATTAATTATGTGACGTATCGGGTGGCGTTGAATCCGAATATTCGTGTGATTATTGTGTCGAAGACGCAGGCGATGGCTCGTAAGTTTTTGTATGCGGTGAAGCAGCGTTTGACGCATCCGAAGTTTTCGGAGATGCACGCCGCGTATGCCCCGTCTGGTGGGTTTGAGGGGTCGGATGCCTCCTGGACGCAGGATTTGATTTACGTGTCGTCGGAGGGTCGGGATTCTGGGGAGAAGGACCCGACGATTCAGGCTTTGGGTATTCGGGGTCACATTTATGGTGCCCGCGCTGACCTGATTATTTTGGATGACTGCGTGGATTTGACGAACGCGCATGAGTATGAGAAGCAGATTGACTGGCTTCAGGCTGAGGTGATGTCTCGCCTGTCGGCGGATGGGCGTCTGCTGGTGGTGGGGACTCGCCTTGCGGGGAAGGATTTGTATAACGAGCTGCGGGAGGCGTCCCGCTATCCCGATGAGGTGTCCCCGTGGACGTATCTGTCGATGCCTGCGGTGTTGGAGTTCGCGGACGACACTGAGGATTGGGTGACGTTGTGGCCTCGCACGGACACTCCGGATGCGGGTGTGAGGGATGCGACTCCGGACCCGGATGGGATGTTCCCGAAATGGGATGGTCCCCGGTTGGCGAAGAAACGGGCACGGGTAGCGCCCCGTACGTGGGCGATGGTGTACATGCAGCAGCAGGTCACCGAGGACGCAATTTTCCATCCGGACTCTATCCGGGCGTCGATTAATGGGAACCGTCTGGCGGGTGTCATGCCGAGGGGCATGGTGAACACTCGACCAGAGGGTATGGACGGTTTGATTGTGCTTGCCGGGTTGGACCCGGCGATGGCGGGACACACTGCCGCTGTGGTGATCGGGTTGGAGCCTGGTACGCAGAAACGGTGGGTGTTGGATGTGTCCAATAAGCCGGGGATGACCCCGGATGGTATCCGGTCGTTGATGAAGGACTGGACTACGAAGTATGGGATCACGGAGTGGCGGGTGGAGAAGAACGCCTTCCAGTCCATGTTGACCCAGGACCGTGAGGTGCGGGAGTTCCTTGCCGGTCAGGGTGCGATCCTGCGGGAACATTTCACGGGCGCGAATAAGCATGATGTGGATTTCGGTGTCGCGTCGATGACGGTGTTGTGGCAGGGCTGGCAGGATAAACACCAGTTGATTGATTTGCCGTCTACGCACGTGTCGGAGGGCACGAAGGCGTTGGTGGAGCAGTTGGTGACGTGGCATCCGGCAGCACCGAAAACTCAGAAAACGGACTGTGTGATGGCGTTGTGGTTCGCTGAACTTGCGTGCCGTGACCGTATTCAGGCGTGGTCGTCGTACGGGAAGTCGCATGTGAAGAACCCGTTCGCCACGAGGTGGGATAAGACGCAGCAGTTCACTGTTGATTTGAATGAGGTTGACCGCGACACCATGTACGCGGGTTTCTAAGGAGTGTACGTGGCTGACATCAACGAGCTTGCCGCTCAATTTCAGCGGTTGAAGATGGTGAACGCTGAACGTGACCAGCGGATGCGTGACATTAAACTGGTGCGCTCAGGTCACATGGGGCTTGTGTTCCCTGATTTGTTCCCCGAGGATGGGCCGTTCACCCGTCCGATTGTGGCGAACATGGTTGATGTTGCTGCCCGTGACCTGTCCGAAGTGATCGCCCCACTGCCGTCGTTTAACTGTTCTTCGTCCACGATGGTGTCCGACCGGGCACGTGCGTTCGCTGAGAAGCGCACCAGGATCGCATCGAACTACATCGTGTATTCGCAGACGCAGAAGCAAATGTATGCTGCTGCTGACTGGTTTGTAACATATGGTTTCGTTCCAGGCATGGTGGAGATTGACTGGGATGAGAAGATGCCGCGCATCAAGTGGCTGGACCCGATGGGTTGCTACCTGATTCGTGACCGCCGTGACCGGGTGAAGGCACTGTTCCAAACCATTGAGTATCACGTGGACGAGTTGATGGCTCGTTTCCCTGAACTTGCTACCGCTATCGAAAACTATGCGATGGGTGGTAACCGCAAGATTGAGGTTGTGCGTTACCACGACAAGAACTCTGATGTTCTGTTCCTGCCTGGGGACATGGGTATGGTGTTGATGGAAACACCGAACCTTGTGGGTGAGGTGCTGGCGGTTGAGGTTCGCAGGCCGGGTATTGATGATGAGGCTCGCGGTCAGTTTGATGATGTGATCGCGGTGCAGGTCGCCAAGGCGCGGTTCGCGTTGTTGAGCCTTGAGGCGGCACAGAAGTCGGTGCAGGCACCGATCGCGTTGCCGCAGGATGTGCAAGAACTCTCCATGGGTGCGGACGCGGTGCTGCGTTCCACGACTCCGGAGAAGATTCGCCGCATCCCGTTGGACATTCCTGCTGCCGCGTTCCAAGAGCAGGGCGTGTTGGATAACGAACTGCGTCAGGGTTCACGGTATCCGGAGGTTCGTGGCGGTAACCTTGATGCTTCGATTGTGACCGGTCGCGGTGTGCAAGCCCTCATGTCAGGGTTTGACACACAGGTGCGTACCGCGCACGCCATGTTCGCTGACGCCTTCACAACTTTGATTGAGTTGTGTTTTGAGGTGGAGGAGAAACTGTGGCCTTCGTTCCGTAAGACGATTCGCGGGAACGACAATGGAACTCCGTATGAGATCACGTACACACCGGAGAAGGACATCAAGGGTGATTACTCGGTGGACGTGCAGTACGGGCTTATGGCGGGTCTGGACCCTAACCGTGCACTGGTGTTTGGGTTGCAGGCCCGTGGGGATCGCCTCATTTCGCAGGACTGGTTACGTCGGCAGTTGCCGTTCTCATTGAACGCATCAGAGGAAGAGCAGAAGCTCGACATTGAAGATATGCGTCAAGCGTTACGGCAGGCTGTGTCCGGTTACGCGCAGGCGATCCCGGTGTTGGCGCAGGCAGGTCAGGACCCGGGTGAGATTTTGACCCGCCTCGCCATAATCATTGAGGGGCGTCAGAAGGGTCGCCCGATTGAGGAAGTGATCCAGGAAGCGTTCGCTCCTCCCGAGGTTCCCCCCGGCATGGTTGAGTCCCCAGTTGATGGTGCCTCCCCGGTCCCTGGCGCTCCTGGTGAGGCTCCCATGTCGGGCGGGGATGATCTTTCTGGCATTAACGATGCTGGAATGTTGCGGGGTGTGGCACCGGGTCAGGCTGGTTTGCCGCCTGGTGGTCG